TCTTTATCTATTGAATCAAATTTTGAGTTATAAAACTCTGCTGCTGTAATTTCAAAGTTACTGTCTTTATCCTCTTTCATACCTAGAATTTTGTATTCTTTATAGGAGGGCTTTGTGTTTACTGCCCTATACTCTTCTTTTATAGCCCATACTGTATTACTAGGTATAGTGCCAGAAAAAGCACTAGAAATTGCAACTCTAGTTACCCCATTCACTACGCTTACGTTCGATGCCTGAAATTCTCTAGTTTCTACATTTGTAGAGTTTCTGAAATCAACTTGTATATCCTTCCCTGAGTCGTCTTGTATGTTTGATATATTTTTCTCTACTTGCTCGTCTGAATCATTAGCACCTATTAGTAATGCTGAGGTTCCAGATACTTTTGCATAAAGTACTTCGTCTCCTCTATTATAAGTGTATGAGGTGGCTCCATGAGTTACAACCACAGGGGAGTCCTGAGTAAGCACTACGGCTCTCTTGGTTACGAGTAAAGACAGATAATACTTATAATCTGCACCTGATTGAAAATTAAACGAGGTTGTTGCCCCTCCATCAATCTGAGCTTCATTTGATACTACAGTAATATTCCTATCTAGTGTAATTGTTGAACTTGAGTAGTCTGTTATTCTGCCACTGAAAGAAATACCAGAATCTGCTTCATTATGTACATTTATAACATCCCCAGGAATTAGAAAGCTAGCATTTATTGCCGTTTTAAATGTAATAATTTCTGTTTGGTTTATTGCTGTCCAAGCCTTCCACCTACCGTAGCGTATAGCCTGCCCTTCAGAAGTACATCCAAAAGCAACTGCCTTCTTTCGTAGTACCCTGCCCGTCTCAATTATATTTTGGGTGTCCTCTATTATTAAAGGCTCTTGTGCGTAAGCAGATAAAGGATTATTCCATACTACCGTCCATTGGTTTGTTCTAGCTTTACTAGTTGTAGTTTGTATTGATACGCTATCTTCTAGCATATTTGCCTGAGAAAAGTTATAAATAGGAGTAGCAGGAGCATCATGTACTGCTAACATTTCTCCATCTAACCAATATAAAATACCTCTAAAAATAGTAGCCATATCTTTGACCACTTTGTATGCTTCTGTAGCCTTAGTAAGATATAAGTTTGCCGTAAACCTAGGCTCAGTACCCCCATCAACGGTAGGAACTAATTCGTCACAGTATTTCGCAACCTTGTAAAGTTGAAACTTATTAATATCTGTAGAACTTAGATACGCACCAAGTCCATATCTATTATTAGTTAGAATATCGTAGAATACCCATGCTGGATTATCTGTATAGTAAACGTCAAGAGGGAGATTGCTAGAGTTACTAGAACCCTCATCACTAAATTCTCCGTTCCATATACCCGAGTATACGGCAACCCCTGTATCTGTTAAGTGTCTAGGTTTGTAATTAGAAGGTACTTTTACTCTCATACCTCTAGCATGATAGGCTCTTTTTGGAGGGTTGGGAAAGCTTTTAGAGCTAAATCTAACTGATGCCATAGCAGAATACGGATGCTCTAACTTCTCATCAATCGTAGCAATTACCTGAGCAATTTTTAAAGTGTCCACTACAGCAGAGTTATCTGTACCCCCCTCAATAAGAAACCCTTCCGCGTTTACTTTTGGTGACCTATTATTCTCGTTACTTTGCCCGTCGGGAGTAACACGAGTGATTGATAGTCTCATATCTGTAAAGTTTAAGTGACTACTTATAGGTATTTCTATACTATATGCTATTGCTGTCTTCTGTACACCCCACCACTTTTGATACTTATATGCACCCGCCGCGAGATCGGTCCAATCAGTAGGGTTTGCGCCACCACTTTCAGACCCTTCTAGAGCTATACTAACTGCAGCACCTCCTGAAAGATCGTCTCCCTCGTCATTAACTACATAGTGACCTTGTGGAAACTCAAACTGTATTTTCACCCTATCAATTTCATTTATCTGAGCGGCCGTAAAAGACTGACTAAATACTATATTCTTCTGAACCATCCCAGACGGTAAAGGGGTTAAGTCAGGATATCCTGCAGGTATGGTAGACAGATAGTTATTAGTAGTATCAAACGATTCTAATTGCGAGGCGCTAAGAGATACAGGAAAGGAAGAGACGCCCCGCCCACCTATCTGGTAGAAAGGCTCTTGGCTACGGCTTCCTATCCTAAACTCTAAAGAAGAGCCAGGGTACTTTTGAGCACCATCAGTAGACCCTCCAGTTTCAGAATCCCCTTGTACTCTTTGCTCTCCACTTAAAGTGAAAAGTTTATTAGTACCCGAAACACTAGCACTGCTCTTCGGTATAAAAATAACATTATTAGAATTGACTGTTTTAATTTGTACTTCAAAAACCCTATCTATTATTACCTCACCATAGACGGCATTGGTACTAGAATTAAAAACGTCTTCTACGCCCCCTGCATTAATAGTAGTGCTCCAAGGTTGTAATACAGCTCTTTTTGTCGAGCCACTGTTAGCCTCGCTACTAAAATTGGCACCATGTGTGGATATTATGCTGCCTTTAATCGTTTCGCCAGAAGGCAGTACTACTCTACATATAGCTTTCAGATTCTGAAAACTTGGGTTCGCTTCACCAGCGGTGGGTTTTATATTCTGAGGGAAAAAGTCAGCTTCTGTATTATTAGGTAAAACGGCACAAAGCTGAATATTTCCAATTATAGAAGTAGTTGCCGAGTAGCTATTAGTGTCAAGTTTTTCTATTTTTACTTTGGCTTTATGCTCTTCGTGTATAGTTAACCATCTATACGCTGACTCATTAGTAAAAGTCTCCACCAAATCATTATAGTAAGCAGCATTTCCCTGCCTGTCCAACATAGAAGCTGTAACAGGTTGATCATCTGAGGAAGCGGCAGCAAAAGTTATGGAATAAGGATCTCCGGGTAACTCAGATTTGCCACTCTCTTTAAGAACTCTACCAATATCGCTTAACTGATCTCCAGCAATATAAACAGAAGCCTCTCCTTTAACTAGTCCTTCTATTGGGCCTTCTGATATAAGGTCCGTTATGGATACCTCCTGTATATCAGCGCCTCGTGTTGCGGCTGTCGCAGGATTGTTAAACTGCCCAGCGCCTTCTACCCAGTCTAGAGGGGGCGTAAAAGCGGTCATTATGTTCTCCCCGCAGGGTATCTAATTAGGTTACCCTTTCCATCCCCTGATGTAGCGAAAGCGCCACCAGCATTTGATGCATTCATTAAAGAGTCGGTACTATTTCTTAAGTTAAAAGATATTGCCTGTCCTGGCACTCGTAACTCTCCGTATAATAAAGGCACGGCAGAGCCTTCAGGAAGTGATTGCTCGGCACCTTGAAACAGGTACCCCTCCTTGGCATCATCTGTTGCATCAGTTGCAGGGTCAGGAGCCATTAGCTCTGCAAGACCCGCACTAACTAAGCCTAAACCTATAGGCATTAAATAAGGAGCTAATGCTGGATTTAAAATGGATACAACAACCAATATAATCCCCACTATAAGTTTGAAAGCGCCTTTAGAGCCGGCAGGGACGGGAGTAATAATTATATCGCCTTTATCTAAAGGAAGAACTAACTCTCTATCATCGTCGACATATTGATCTCCGATCTTTATTTTAAAGGCAATATTCTTACTATTTTTATCAAGTAGATACTCCTTTACTCCTGTGTAGTTAGCGTCTAGATACTGTATGACTTCTCGAACGGTCTCTGCTTTTACCTGAGCAACCCTTCCAAATTTGTCTCCCATATCTCCTTCTAAATATATTTTACGCAACATAACGATAAGCTCCTACTAAGTATTCCTGCCAAAACGGGAAAAGATTTTCTCTACATGATAGTCTGTTTACAGCGTGATGATAAAAAATATCATTACCTAAATAGACACCACAATGGTTGTTTGTTTCTTCTTGTACTCTAAAAATAAGTACATCATTTTCTTGTAAATCTGATAAACTAATCTCTTTACCACCCCAATTCTTTATTATATCTGTAGAAAAATAATCAAGCCCTTTGTCGTACCAATTGTCTTCAAATAAAGCTCTAGGGGCTATTTCTATGTTTTGATAGGATAGATAGTCCCTCATTGCTTCGAAGCAGTCACTTATTCCAAATTTATACTCTCGACCGTACAAGTCTATAAACGATTTGTCAGGTTGAATAATGTTTAAATCCATATCTGGATAGCTAAAAATATAATAAGGTATACCTAAAGTATTACACATTTCTATGTCCATCTGACTAGGGTCTGACGTACTTTCTATGTGATTATGTACTATACCTATAATATCACTGGAAATCATGATCTTCAAATATTCATCTGAATCCATTATGAAATCATCATCATTGTTAGCTAGATTAGGTACGGGAAACCATTCTTTTTTCCCTTTTACAACTGATATTACTCCGCACCCCTCTCTTGGATACTCCCTATCAAAATGATCTTTTATACCATTTATATTCATTATATCTTTCTACTTCCTGGAAAACCTCCAAAAGGGAGCGCATTATTAGTCTCTAAATCAACTAAAGGTATTGTTTTATGCGCTGGGCTAGCACTGCCCCCTGCTGATCTAAATTGGTATCGTGATTTACAAGAACTTAAAACTTTGCCACAAATGTCAGCTCTAACCCAATATGCTGAGCTCTCCGCAGGAATAGCAGTGTTATTTGTTTGAGCAACCCTATAAACAGTAGTAGTATCTAGTATAGTAAACGATGTATCATTTCTCGAGCTTGCGTTACTCACAGGGTGTATAACATATTGACTCCTAGCAGGAGTTGTGTCATGAATGGAATAAGTCGTCCCTAGTACAAAAGGTTCGTAAAGTCTAACAGACTGCCAAGAGCTGTTAGAAGAGGAAGGCACGCTAGTATTAGAAGCTACCTCAGACCTCCAATAAGTATAACTATTTCCGCTATCAGTAGTGTGGGCTATTAGGGCATTTTTACTGTAAGTAACTCCGGAGCTATATAGCTTTCCTGTTAGAATGCTACTGACACTATTTGAGTTATGTATTAAATACTTCCAAACTATAGGCTCGTCCCTCTCTGTGAAAAAAGCATTATATTTTCTAGAAGTTCCCTGATCATCAATGGTAACTTCACTATTTGTAGGCCACGAACATGCGCCTAAGGGAGGTGAATAGCTACGTCCTTGGTACGCCCAAGGGCAATATTTCCCAATTACCTGCCGTCCTGGTAAGGTTACTCCCTGCAAATCAAAAGGATTTGCTAATTCAAAAGAGACTATCTGCTCCGTTTTCTGCTTTATAGAGTCTATAATATATACTCTTTTGGGGAACTCGACTACTGCTTTAGTACTTATACTTACAGGATCAATTGACAAATACTTTTCAAGAGTTTGTCTCTTTGTCACTCTTTTTCCTACAAGAGAGTCTAAAGTAAAATTAGCAATGCCATCACTGCCTCCATCATCCGCATTTTGAAATACAGAAGAATTCCTAAGTACCGACTCCACGTTTGCGATAGTTAATATAGGCCTGTTTTGAACCCCCTCTGTGCTTATTGACAAATCAGTCATCTCCATAGGAAGAGCATAATAGGTATTACCGTCAAAAACAATAGGGGAATGATCAGTACTAGTAATTCCGGGGCCTGTTATTGTCATACCCACTTTTATATCTGTGGTTGTATTAAGAATTAAAGTATTTATACTAGGGTTGCCGCCTGTTACAGTTTTTTGCTGTGTAACCGTTGCCCCGGCACTGCTTAATCCTGTAAAGGTAAGAGTTGTACCTACACTTATAGTTTGAGAACTATTGACAGTAATTACGTTGGAGGCAATTTGAGTAACTCTTATTGTAGTTGACAAGCCTGGATGAAAGTGCAAAGTACTAGCAGAGGAGTACTCCAGCTCAAATAAAGAAACGGAAGGGCTGTCTATCTCTAAAGACTGTAAGTCTTGTACAACTAAATTTGGGTTACTCATACGCCGTGTATTCTTCTAAAGTCTGCTGTTACATTATAGTTAGAGGCATTGGAATATTGAAGAGACCACGTATCACAAACAACTTTTACCGTGGATACAGTATTACCTAGGCTATCGTTAGTTGAACTGTTGGCGTCAGGGAGTGTAAAATCAAAACTAGAAACACCCCCTTTATCATTGAAAAATTTTATTATGTCGTCTGCCACTTCTTTATTCCTGTTCTTCATTGTTATCTTATAAGTCTCTGCTATATGATTTATACCAGGCTTTGCACGCTGCTCATATCCGTCTCCGAATTTTGCTATACGCACTTTTGGCTTAGCACTACGTGTAAGATCATTATCTGGCCTAATTGTAGCAGTAGTTATACTAGTTCCTGATATTTCAAACCCTATGTCAGCCATTATCCTACTCCATAAGGGCTAAGTATGCCCCCGTTTCGTTTTTGATTTAATAATTCTTCTTGTACTGCATTGGCAATAGCCTCGCCCATTTTTGCAGCAGCTTGAGAGTCGCTTTCCGTATTAGTTGAAGCTTGCCCGTTCTTATCAATATTTACTGTAACACCTACGTTATTATTCTGCATCCCGCCACCTGCGTTCTTTGGCATAGAAACAGGAATAGATTTACCGTCAGGTAAAGGAACAATAGCTTCGTTCATTCTACCTTCACCTACTAAACCTAGATGGGGCCGAGTTGCGATTCCACCATTTGCGTACTTTCGGAAGCCACCTTGAGCCACACCACCTTTTGCGAAGAATGAACTTATTACAGTGGAGATTAAACCACCTGCTCCGCCTCCGCCTCCACCGCCTCCGAGTAGGCCCCCTAAAGCGCCCCCTAAATCTCCAAAAAGACCCCCCATACTACTAAGAAACCCGCCGGACCCATTGGTTTGATTCTCAAATTCCTCACCTAACCCGCCGAGGAATTCCTCACCGCCAGGTATGGATTCCTCTGCCCCAGGTTTCTTCCCGTTCTTTATTGTAGTAGTAGGAATTATAAGCCCGCCGCCTTCGCCGCTGGTCTTATTACGAGTTCCCATATCTTCAAAAACGTCAAATAGGCTAGTGTTATTCTTTTTCCTTAGATTAATCTCTTTTAGCTGCGCTTCTTCTAGCTCGGCGTTCCGTTCCATCTGTGTTTGGACAGAAATACCATCTCTGTTTGAAATAGCTGTCTGCGTAGAGACACTATCACTGGTCGTTACACTCATATCTGAGGGAATTGTTCTACTGAGTGGAGTTTCTAGTGTGGTTGTCGGAGCGCGGTTTACCTCTAGAGTTTGCGCGAGAACATCAGCAGAAGATGTCGTAGGCGTAGGCATTACACCCCCAGAACAGCTACAAGTATGACAAGCTTCTCGAATAGCGTCAGCAAACCTTCCTGCGGCGTCATCCAACGCTTTGGCAAAGTCTAAAGTTCCCTGATCCAGTACCTTTTTTAGTTCTGCTGCGTGGGTTTTGGCACCCTCCTCTACTCCCTCTGTTACTGCTTCTTTAGTTTTCTGTGCTTGAGTTTTCATGCCGAACATATTCATAATTTTTTCTGTTATATTTTGTGCAAAAGCATCTATCATAGCATCTACTACAGATTTGGCAAAATTCAAGGCCATGTCTTTAAAGCTACTTTCTGTTCCTTTTAGAATATCAGAAATACTTTTTTGTATGTTATTTTCAATACTCTGCATCATTGCGTCCATTACTGCAGCGCCTAAATCTCTTTGCCTCTCAAGCTCTTTATTTTGTTCTATAACCAAGTCTCTTTGCAGCTGTAATTGTTCTACTCTCTTTAGATCTGTATTGTCACGGGCCTTTGCCTCTACTATTTCAGCGTTCTTCTCAGCTATAAGGTTCAGATTATGAGCAATTTTATTGCTTCTCTGAATTTCTGCCTTCTGATACTTTGTTGCGCCCCGTGATATTTTAGCTGTCGCTAAATCAATCTTTAGCTTCTTAAGAGCGAACTTTATCTCTAGGTCTCTTAATTTATTTAATTTCGTTAATGCATCCGAGATTCCATCAATTTTCTTTTTAATATCCGGCTGCGAGCGGCGAACTGCATCTAACGCTTCGAGTTTGTCTTTTTCATTTTCATACTGCCGTATCAGCTCCGAATGTTTAGTCTGAAACTGTGTTATACCTGCCATAACAGTATCGTATTGAGTATTTAACCCCGCAATAGCTTGTGCGGAGCCCACTGCCTCATTCCCTACTTCTGCTAAGGCTTTTGTGAGCCTCTCGAATTCTATCACCTGCTTTGGAAGCAGAGCGTCTCCTTTAGCAAGTACGTTTACTAACGTAAGATAATCAGACTGAAGAGTAGTAAGTTGACCTTTAGGGAGATTATCTAAGTAAGTCTTCATAGTCGTGGCAGCGACAACGCTTTCCGCGGATAGCAAAGCCTGGGATATTGCTATTTCCTCTGCGGCGGCGGCCCAAGTAGCAGAATTATCGGTAAACACCTTCTCTTGCGTGTTCAAGTCCTTAAGTACGTTCAGGGCGGCTGTAGCATCTCCCTTAAAAAGTTTATCTAGTTCTATCCCTTCCGGCATAGACATATCGAACGACGGGAGCGCCCAGCCACCGGATCCTGCGGTGCCCGCCTTAACGGAGGTTTTTAATTTCTGCTGGAGAGATACTTGCTCTGTGGTAAGCTTCTTTGCTCCAGCCATTATATCGGCTTGAACTTTAAGTTCATCTTCTTTAAGGCCTAGATTTTTAAGAAGCATCCCGCCGATACTTTCAATCATCTTACCTTCTCTTCCCAGCAAAGCTAAGTTATCAAATTCAACACTAGGGTTACCTTTAGCGTTATCTCTCATAGTTTCATTAATTGAGTTGAATTTTGAGTACTCTTTTATAACACCTCTAGTTTTATCGGCCAGCTCGTCCATACCGCCAATGAGGTCTCTTAAGCCTTTATTCTCCGAAAAAAAGCCCATATACATCAAAAGATCATGGCCAACATCCTTAACAAG